AAGTACACATAACGTGCTTGACTAAAGGGCACGCTGCGTGTACCTTTTAATCGTCGGCGCCAAACAGCCCCGCCGGATCGGGACAGGTGAACGCGGGGCGACCAGGCGCCGGCACTACTAAAGACAGGAGGCGACATGATCCGATTCCATCCAGAAATAACGGTGGCGCAAGCCAGCCAGGCCGCCGCAGCGGCGGGCCTCATTCTGCTGCCCGACTGGGGCGGCGGCGCAATCATCGTCACTCGCGAGCGGGCCGCGCACCTGCGCGGGATACAAGACCAGCTGGAGTCGTTGAGGGAAGCCGCCTGCATGTCCACCGTGGACATGATGGGGAAAGATACGCCATGGGATGATGCCGAGTGAACGTCATCGATCAAGTGATCACTGATCGCTACAGCCTTTATCACGCCGACACGGTAGACGTCGCAGCCGCACTGCCTGACAACAGCGTGCATCACAGCATATTTTCTCCGCCGTTCGAGACGCTATACACATACAGCAACTCCGACCGCGACATGGGAAACGCCAAAGACAGCGGCGAATTTTGGCAGCACTACCGTTTTCTCATCGCCCACCAGTACCGAGCAATGATGCCGGGCAGACTGGTCGCCATTCACTGCATGAATCTGCCGACCAGCAAGCAGAACGACGGATTCATTGGAATCCGCGACTTCCGAGGCGAGATTATCCGCGAATACCAATCCGCCGGCTTTATCTACCACTCAGAGGTCTGCATCTGGAAAGATCCAGTTGTCGCAATGCAGCGCACTAAGGCACTTGGCTTGCTGCACAAACAGATGTGCAAAGACAGCACGCTGAGCCGCCAGGGCATCCCGGATTATCTCGTCGTCATGCGCAAGCCCGGCGAAAACCCAGAGCCGGTGGCCGGTGCGCTGACGCAGTTTGTCGGCGATGACGTGCCGCCAGGCTTTGCGCCTGTGGACTATGACGATGGCCGGCGCGCCTGGCGCGTCGCTGGCAGCGGCACAGTGATCGACATATGGCAGCGATACGCATCGCCGATCTGGTCGGACATCAACCAGACCGACACTCTGCAGTATCGCACCGCACGCGATACCGACGACGAGCGCCACATATGCCCGCTGCAGCTCGACGTAATCGAGCGAAGCATTCAGCTGTGGAGCAATCCCGGCGATGTCGTGTGGTCACCGTTCACGGGCATCGGTAGCGAGGGCTATGTGGCACTCAAGATGGGTCGCAAGTTCATCGGCGCCGAACTCAAGGCTAGCTATTACGCACTGGCCAAGCGCAACCTGCACGATGCCGTGACGCGAAAACAATACGATCTGTTTGGAGATGCGGCGGCATGAATCAGCAGATGGAATACCACGAATTCATTAGCGGCAAATCACTGCGCGCCGAACCGTCCGGTTTTGAGCCAGCACGGTCAATGTACCCATCCGCCATCATGCCGCACCAGTCCGCATCGGTCACATGGGCATGCCGCCGAGGTCGGGCGCTGCTGGCGCACGATACCGGCCTCGGGAAAACACTGTCGCAGCTAACATGGGGCGACCAGGTGCAACGCTACACAGACGGATTTGTGCTCATACTCACCCCGCTGGCTGTCGCACTACAGACCGAGCGCGAGGCGGCAAAATTCGGACTCAATGCCCGATTTGCCGACAGTGATGCCGCAATCACCGGCCCAGGCATATGGATCAGCAACTACGAAAAACTCCACCATTTCGACACGTCGATATTTTCCGGCGTCGTGCTGGACGAAAGCAGCATACTCAAGGCAATGGACGGACGAATGCGAGCGCAAATCACCGACGCCTTTTCCGACACGCCGTACAGACTGAGCTGCACCGCCACACCAGCCCCAAACGACTACATGGAGCTGGGCACCCAGGCGGAATTTCTCGGCATCATGAGTCAAGTCGAAATGCTGGCCATGTTTTTTATCCACGACGGCGCCGACACCAGCAAATGGCGGCTCAAGAATCACGGTAAAACACGATTCTGGGAATGGCTCAGCACATGGGCCATGTTCCTGCAATCGCCGGCAGACTTAGGGTTCGACGCCAGCGGATACGACCTGCCGCCGGTGGAATATCACAGTTACGAAATCGAAACCTCGCCAAGCGGCTCGCTGTTCGCCGAGCCGGCTCAGTCACTGCAAGAGCGCAATAAGGCCCGTCGCGATACCATTGATGCCAGATGCCACAAAGCCGCTGAGATCGTCAACGCACTGGATGAGCCAGCGGTCATCTGGTGCCACCTCAACGCAGAGTCCGAACTGCTGGCGCAGCTCATTACAGGCGCCGTCGAAATCAAAGGCGCCGACGATCCGCAGCACAAAGCCAACTCCATGCTTGCGTTTGCCGACGGCACCATCAAGGCATTGGTGACCAAGCCCAAGATCGCCGGATTCGGCATGAACTGGCAATCCTCTCGCCATTGCGTATTTGTCGGGCTGTCCGACTCATGGGAAAGCTATTACCAGGCGATCCGGAGACAGTGGCGGTTTGGCCAAACGCGCAATGTGCACTGCCACATCATCAGCGCCGACATAGAAGGCGCCGTCGTCGAAAACATCCGCCGAAAAGACCTACAGCATGCCGAGTTGACGTCCGCCATGATGGCGCACATGGCCGATTTTTTGCGCGCCGAAGTGCTAGGCGCAACCACCGAAAAAACCGACTATCTGCCAGACCAGTCGCTGCAAATTCCCGAATGGATTGCGCCAGCATGATCTATGCCGCTTTTGCCACGTCCGCACTGGTGTTCCTGCGTGCATTCCAGCAGCAGAACGTACATGGCGGGCATTTTATTTCCGCTGCCTTAACCAGCTATTTAATTGCCGCCGCCGATATCGGGGTGGTTTTGTCCGTCATCGAATACGGATGGTCGGCGGCGCCATGGATAGGCACCGGCGGCGCCATTGGCGTCACCACGGCCATGATGACGCATCGCCGGATTTTTCGGCGGGATAGGTAACGCCAATCACATGCAGCCAACGAATTAAGCCGAAGGATAAACTGACAATGAAAGACCATCGCAAAGCAGAGATCATCAACGAATTGACCAACATCGCCATTGCCTATGGCAACACCCAACAACTGCGCAACAGGATAAGTCGCGTGGTGCTGGAATGCCTCGACGAGCAAGAGCGCGACACCCGCCAGTCCGCCGCCAAGGCGGTATGGGACGCTGCCGATGAGTTCAGGCGAAAGGCGCTAGCAGGAATGCAAGCATAACGTCCAAGCGCAGCGGCGGCGGTTTTTGCCGTCCGTCTGACGCGCCTGGTTAGGTTTTTGGAGACCAGAACAATGCAGAAAGAATGCCCAGTTTGCGGCAAAAAACATGATGTGATTTTCACAAAAGAAAAAGGCACAAGAAGCGAGCGAAGGCGGTTAAGCACCGGGGTTTGTTCTACCAAGTGCTTTAACGACTACAGAGCGCAGATACAGGGACCAACATATCATCTAGAACTAGAAAAAATGGAATGCCCTGTTTGTGGAAAACTTCATTCCAAGGTATTAAGCAAACCAGGCGGCACAAAAATAGAAAAAAGACAGTACTCAATATGTGCCTGCTCAATAAAATGCATGAGGATTTTTGAAAAAATTTCGGAACTAGCCATTGAAAACCATCTGGCTATCGACAAACCTGCATCATACGATGCATTAATAGCAACGTTCTTTCGGAGAAGAGTTAATGAAATGCAAAAAACAGACAAGTGGCGAGCTTAGAAATATGTTGTTTGAGGAAATCGCAGACTTGAGATCAGGGAATTCTACACCTGGTAGAGGGCGTGCCGTTGCATCGCTGGCCAACGCCATCGTTGGTACAGTGATTGCAGAAGCGGAAATGATGCATCAAACCGGAGAAAACAGACGGCTTGGCACGCTTAACTTAGGCGGAGAAAAAACCTAACGCCAGCGTAACCGGCGTGAGCGGAGCGAACGTCCGCCTGATACAGGCAGCAACACAACAGCCTGCGGTTTCTGCCTAACGCCGGTATGAGCCGGCAGCACTGAATAGCGGAGATCGACGCCGGAGTTTACCGGCTCGGCTCCATACACTGGTTGGGCTGCGATGCCCGAGGAATTGCACCATGTTCATGATACTGATTCGGATGGAAACCGGAGCACTGATAGCCATCACTGACGGCGAATCCGGCATGTAAAACTTGGCACTGCTGAATACGAGCAACGCAAGAAGAAGTAATAGAGAAATGCCCGCACTATCTTCGGTTAGTGCGGGCCGCGATGATCAGATTTGAGGATTGATGAAATGAGCGT